CTTTCATCAAGGGAGAGGGTTACATGGAACCCGGGAAAGTGGCTCGCATGATCTTGGCCTATCATGAAAGATTATTCCTGATTCTTGGCCCGATTCAGGAAGCCATTGATCATTTCACTTTCCACGAGGCTATGGGAGACAACCACTTTGTGAAGGGAATTAATCCTCGAGAATGGGAGGAATTGCTTTCTAGTGTGCTGGCTAGCCTAGGTGTCGTGTGCACCGATTTCAGCAGCATGGAAGCCCATCACAGAGACCCACTGGTACGAGTTGTGCTGTATTGGATGAATCATATGGTTCGATTGCTACCTGGCAGACGTAACCTTGCACAGATTTACGGGAGTCTGATGCTTGGTGTCAATGAATGTTCTACGTCTTTTGTCAGGTGTCGAGTCAAGCAAGGCCTTATGTCCGGGGCCCCTTGGACTTCTTCCGCAAACGCAATTCTGAACTATGTACTCATTTCCTACATGTCTTCGCTCAGCGCCATTCCCAGTGGAGACATCGACCAAATGGTCGAGCACACCATGACGAAGTTCAAGGCCTTCTTTGAAGGCGATGATGGTATCACAGCCATGAATGGCTTCGATAAGAATGTTGTCCAAGAATTGGGTCTCAATCTCAAACCTGATCCACTTGTGGGAAAGCACATCTCCTACAAGGACGCATCCTTTTGTGGTATCATCGTCGGAGACGGAGAGAAAGTGTACGCTAGGAACCCGTGGAAGACCATCATGGACTTCTTCACGCTGGACTTTAAGTACGCTGGCTCGAAGGAGAGTGTCCACAAGGGACTGTTGAGAGCAAAAGCTCTCTCACTCCTGACAGTCTTTAGGGGAAACCCTGTTACGCAGCAGCTATGTGAGAGTGTATTGGACATGACACGAGGCATGGACGTTCGGAAGTTTCAGAGTGACTTCAACTTCTGGAAACGTGCGAGCATCGATCTGTCGAGTTCGATCAAGAAACCATGGCAGCTGGTCGCTGAGGTATCCCCGAGGACACGAGAGCTAGTGAACCGTCACTTTCACATGGACCCATCGGTCCAAGTGCATGTGGAGAACGCAATTAGAGAATGGCATGCCGGCAGAACCCCATGCATATTCGTTCACCACAGTCTGTTCACAAACGAGCAGATCAAGTACTGTTCCGAGTTCATCCGTCCACTTGCTTCACTAACTTCACACTCCTTCCTCTTTGATTCATCTCTTGTTCTTTATCCCCACCCAGTGGTTGGAGAAGTGAGTGAGAGTCGTTGGCATCAGTTAGATCGACACCTGTTGCCACCAGGCGAGCGTAAGCCACTCAAGGCCAGAGAGTGGTTGCAGCTCGAGAGGGGTGAGTTGGATGCGTTTGGGGTGTAGACAGTTAGTAG